CTACCGACGTCGGCTACTTCACCAACAAGGTTCATGTTTGACTGATCGTATGCCATTATTTTTTCATCTTGCCTGCTGGTTTAGCTGCGCTGCGCTTAGTAGCATACGCTATCGCCACGGCTTGTTTGACGGGTTTGCCTGCTTTTATTTCGGCTTTGACATTTTCCCGAAATGCTTTAGGACTAGCTGATTTTTTTAACGGCATGGTCATTTGCCTTTCTTAGCAGTTTTAGCTGAATCTTTAAAATCTTTGGCAGTTGGCGCACCTTTTGCCCCCACTTTACGCATTTTCTCTTTAGATCCTGCTTCTATTCTTGCACGTTTAGCAAGAATATTAGCATAAAGTCCAGGTTTAGTAGCCATTAGCAGTTCCAATTCTTTAATGATGCTTTAGCGCGAGGGGCGTCGCCTTTAGCGTGTTTAACAACTCCTGACATTCTCGCACAAAACGATGCTTTTCTACCAGCATCTGCTTTTGTTTTTGGATTCGGTGCAGGCGCTTTCAAATTACTGTTGTTTTTTGCATTGTACTCGGCTCGCCCTTTGGCGGTCATCCCCGCGCCCTTATCAGTTGGGTTATAGTTCTTGCCCTTACCCGTGGTTGTGCGAGCTATTGGTTTGTCGTGTTTAGTAGCCATTATGACCCCATCCAAGAATTAGAGACCGCACCTTGATTCTGGTACGTATTCTTTCGGATTATACCCTTATATTCCCGATGTGCAACAGGAAACGCGAAAGTCAATGCAATAGCGTCGGCAGCGTCTGGTGACGCTAGTCCTCTTGATCTCATGTCTTTCTTCGATTCCAAGAATATACTCCCCTTGCTATCAGGCTTCATCATGGGCGAGATCAGATCACTTTTCAAGTACCGATCCGTAGGCACGCTTGCTGACTTAAGCCATTCTCGCATATCACCCCACATCTCCGCCCGTTTGTTACCATACATCATACTGTTTTTTGCTTTGTTTCCGAAGTTAACACCTTTGATCTTATAGCGTTGCTCTTTCAACCTATCCACTACACCAGCTCCAAGTCCACCTTCGTCGATGTTGACTAGCGTTGGCTGATATTCCTCGATAGCCTCGATCACCCGCCCAACAGTTTCCATTGTATCGTCACCTTTGTGCCGCTTGATAGCTATGACATCCCGTCCTTGTCTGACAGCGATGACGGTTGAGTCCGAGCCAAACCGTGCAGGGTCAACCCCAATGATGATAGGCGCAGTATTGTCCTTGTACTTTTCCCGTTGCATGGCTTCTTCGACTGTGTTGACGCTAATGAACTGATCATCGGACGCATTCGGGAACATACCGTACACTTCGACGTGGGCTTGCACCGAGTCCGAGCCGTACTCAGCGATGATTTGCTCATAGACGTTCTTGTCTGTACCTTCGACTTGGCGTGAGTCGATGTTGCGGTTTTTCCAAAACTCCCGCTTGGAGTGGAACGCTTCATAGAAATACCCGCTATTCCGTCGTGGGTTGCTAAACGCCATCCAAAACCTGTTGGGCGTGTTCTCTGTGAAGAACCCGCTTGTCACCGCCCAAATAGAATCATCAATACCCGACGCCTCATCAAATATAACCATTACCCCGTCGTAGTTGTGAACCCCTGCGTAAGCATCAGGATTCTCCGCCGACCACAGCCGCCCTTCAACACCCCAATACCGTGTGCCTTTTTTCAGATCACGCTCGACTAGCTCAGTCAACCATTTGGCTGGCATCACTCGTGTGGCTGATACCTCAAACCAATGGCTGTTGATGGACATGGATAACCACTTAGTAATCTCCGCCCAGGTGACTGACCTGAGCTGGCTTTCCGAGTTAGCCGACACGATAACGGTTGCGCCTATTCTGGTAGATAACATCCAATGCTCTAGCCATGACACTAGCGCCGACTTACCAATTCCACGCCCAGACGCTACCGCTTCTCGCAATACATCAAAGTCCAACTTGCCTTGGTTCTGCTTAATATGTTCGGCAATGTCCAGTAAGATCTCGCGTTGCCATTTTCTAGGCCCTGTAAAATTCTCTAGCGGCGTACCCTGTTGCGACCACGGATAGCAATACATCACAAACGCTAGCGGATTGTCCTTGATTGCAGGACTCCACAGGCGTGACATTAACTCTTGTTCATCGCTTGCGGAATAGATAGTGGATTGCATTTAGCTGTTGAGTATCTTTTATGCGACTTTTTGTTTACGTTCAGGTGGTTTCACGTGGAACGCTTCTTGGTCATCCACTTGTTTGAACACGCCTTCGATCACACGCGTTTCGGCTTGTTCGAGTGCGGCTGTGATCGAGATGCGTTGCTCAACATCTATCGACAGTTGTTGTTTAGCTACCCAGCCATGCTGGTGCTTGAGGATTTCTAACGCAGCTTTAGCGTCGCCATCGGCTGCGGCTTTGTGCAGTATCGCTGATAACTCCATCTCGCCATCGGCTTTGCCTTTTTGTTCTGCGTACTCAGCAATGGGATCTAGTTGCGTGAGCTGTCGGTATTCGGTAGGGCGCATCCCAGCAGCAAGGGCTAACGTGTCGCCTTTGAGTCCTAACTTGGCAGCGTCGTATATGCGTTGCAATCTAGCCTCGGTAGCTTCTAGCTTGCGTGGCTCATACACATAGGAATGAAAGTTATCAAACATGGTGGAATATTAGCATACATTTTTTATAAAAAAATAAAAAGTTTGAGCAAACGCTCCACTAACGGGACCTGTCGCCCGTCGGCCCCTCCCCCCCGTCAAAATTTGCCAGCTGGCAGCTGCGCGGGCGGGGCGGAAAATTGGCGGGCGCGGGGCGAGCGGCCGCAGCTGGCAGCAAAAAAGCGGGGGGCGGCGGGCGGCGCGCGATCATGCGACCAGGGCGCGGCCATTGTCACATTGTCATATTGTCACCCAAAAATAATTAGCGCTTAGACTAGCTAGCTATAATCTTATGTGTCATATTGTCTTTTGACTATTTGACTTACTTTTAATTTTGGGGAGCGGGCGCGGGGATTTTTGCGTAAGCATAGCGCGGGGGAATTATAGGTCATATACGTCAATTGTCATTCCTATTTTAGTCGCTACTTATACAAGCTATACATTATACTTATATGTATATTATTAGTTATCTTATATAAGTATATTAAAAAGACAATATGACGTATAAATTATTCCCGCGCTTATGTTTATTGGCCGCGTCAATACGTCATTTATCAATTGTCATTTGACAATTCAAGACAATATTTTGACAATTTTTTACTATTTTGTTGTATTTGTAACGAAATCCGTTGCAATAGTTAAAAATACACGATATACTAAACACGTAGTACACAACAAACAAACAAGTAAAGGAAAACACAAAATGAACAAATCGCAAGCTAAACAAGTCGACATGATCAACGTATATTTGGCCAATGGTATGCAAGATACTGCAGCCCGCAGCCTATCATCTTTGATTAGATCGGCCATGACAAGTAAGAGCAAATTCGAATTAGTGCAAATTGCAAAAATGCACAATTTACTAGCGCATCCTGATTTCAAATGCGGATTTCAAATAATTAACTAAACAATACGCCAGGCCGCAGCGCCTGGCATCACTAAACTAAAGGAAAACAAAATGCAAATTGATAAAATAATTAGCTTTAATACAGGCCGCCAATACAGTGATCAAGGACAACGGATCGCAGCTGCGGTACACAATGGCGTCGTTATCATGGTAGATATTGACCGTGGGATAGATTACGCCTTACCAGCTGCGGCCTTAGATCGTAATTCAATCATGGCGGCCTATGACGATCCCGCCTCGCATACTCATGTTAGCGCAGCATTTGACAATAATTTTCAATTAGAACGTGAATTTCTTAAACAATTAGAAGATCATGCGCGCGCTTTCCCTGGTTGTTTATTACCTAAGTAATAAGCTAATAAGCGCCGCCGCCTTGGCGCTTATTGGATTGTTATTTTAACGATCAATAAACTAATCTAACCTATAGGAAACTAAAAAATGCAATTCTCAATTAAACAGTCTCAATTAAAAGCCATGTTAAACCTAGCAGCAAAGCAGGATATTAGATTTTATCTCTGTGGTGTATTCGTAGAATTTAACCAAACTACTACCCGCCTGGTCGCAACATGTGGCCATAAGATGGGGTTATTAAATTATCCTAGCCAAGATAACCAGGGCGCAGGATCTTTAATCATACCGCGCGATGTAATCGAGAATCTGCCTAAGTCACCTAGCAGGGCCTATGATCCTGAGCTAACAATCACAAAATGCCCTATTAATCATGCGAGCTGGACTATCGTAATACCAGGCGGCACGCAAATAGTATTCCAGCAAATTGAGGGTAGTTTTCCTGATTATCGGCGGGTATGCAATTTTAAAACAAGCGGCGAGGCGGCCAGCTTTAATTACGAATACATGGTCCAATTTTTAAAAGTCCAACACGCTCTGGGCGGAAGTAAAACTAATACCGTCAATCTATACCAGAACGGTACAAGCGGCGCCTTGGTCACTCTAGCTGGCGTTGATAATTTTGCTGGCGTGATCATGCCGATCCGATCCGATGCGGTAAACCAAGCTGGCGCAATAATGGATAATGAGCTATTAAAGTTATTACCTGATACAAGCGCAGGCGACAGCGCAGCAGCTGCGGCCTAAGTGTTATCTTATAAGCGCTCTATCTAGGGCGCTTATAGGGCTAACATTTGGCCAATAAACTAATCTAAAGTAAAGGAATCTAATTATGCACCAAACAATTAATTTTACGGATTTTCACAACGCATTTAAACAACTGCGGCCTAATAATTTTTCTTATGAGGGCTTGCAGGCCTTATTCGAATACTGCGAAGAATACGAACGGGACAGCGGCGATCCGCAGGAACTGGACGTCATCGCATTATGCTGCGACGTGACCGAGGATAAGCCCCTAAGTATTGCCTTAGGATATCGCATTGATCTAAGCGCGGTAGACTTAGGCGACGATCCCGCGATCCGCGCCCTGGTGCTGGATCACTTGCAGGATCATACTACCGTAGTGGGTGAAACTGCGGATTCTATTTTATTCGTAAACTATTAAGGGTTAAACCATGAAATATATTAGACTGAGCCAGCACCTTGCAAACAT